TAATAGTTACTAATACTTGTCCTTCAGTACCTGCGGTTGTATTAGTAGTAAAACAATTATCAGTAGAAGGAGTAGTTGAAGTAGTATAAGTTACGCGGATAGGAGTTATATCAAAAAGTGTTGTACCCGCACGAATATAGATTTTTTTAGTGGTGGCAAGACCTGCAATTTCTGCGCCAGTGTCTATAGAATAAACAAAAAGTTTAGTAGCATCTCCTACATAAGGAGTAAAAGTTTCAGCTTGCCAACCCCCTAGTTTTTCAGGATAGCCATCTCTAAACCGAACCATATTACCATCGTACCATCCGCCCGTCTGAGCTAGGTCAGTACGGTCACGGTTAATACCAGGTCTAAATTTTAATTTATTAAGAGGCATTAGCGTCCTTTAGCGAGCTGACCGCCAAAATAAAATTCAATTATCATTGTAGCCCAATGGAAGATTTCGTCAAACTTATAAAGGCCTTTGATTGTTTCTAAAGTAGTACCACCACCAATATTGATTAATCCTAAAAGAGAAAAACCTTCTGTAGTAACAGGAATAACTGTTTCAATTCCAAATATTCCAGCAAGAGGATAGATTGCAACTAAAGCTAAAATTACAAACATAAGAATTCGTCTATTCCACGCAGCCATTGGGCTTTCGTTATTAGCTTGTTCGCGTGCTAAATTAAGCTGCTCTGATTTTGCAGCTAATGCTTCTAGCATTAATTTGTTCTGGTCGTGAGCTTGTTGAGATTTAATAGCAACGAGTTTAGCAATAAACCCTAAAGCTATAGGAATAAGATGGGTTAAGATTCCCATATTAGATTCCTTCTTCTTGTTCTACCCAGCTTAAAGTATCTTCATCCCATGTGTAACGCCCATCATCATCTGGATAAGGTGTTGGTGCTTCCCAATGACAAGTAGTTTCATTTAAAGTCCATGATGGATAAGGTTGAGGTGCATAAAAAGCATCTCGTGTTTCATCATAAGTATGTCCAATACCAGCATAGTTTATTCTAAAGTTATTGTTGTATGAAGTCTGTACCCATATAGTAGTATCATCGTTATATAAGTTGTGTATAAAAGCTATGCCTAATGCTTCTTGTTCTACATTATTTTTATCTAAAATATCTTCATTATTAACTACTATAACGTTAGTTACTATATTGTCTGTGTCTATTTCTGCAAAATGTGCCATATTTTTTCCTTATTATTGATATAGGTATCTAATGATAACAATACCTGAACTACCTGAAGTCTGAACGGATGGCGCACCTCCGTGACCTCTATTAGCTGTATTTGCCCATCCTGTACCATTTGTTCCTTGTGACCCAGTCCAACCTCGTACTCCAGCTCCACCAGATGAATAATAAATACTTCTATACACTGACCCAGCTCCACCATTACCACCATTAGGAACAGTATCACTATTACCACCGACAGCACCTGCTCCACCACCGCCAGCTCCGCCTGTATCACCGCCTGTAGATTGACTACCACCTGTATTACCTTGTGAAGGACTTGTAGATGGGGTATTACCAGCACCACCAGTTGGTCCAGCTGCATTACCACCGCCGCCACTACCAGAACCACCCGCAACACCATTTGTGTTTTCCCAAGGACCGCCGCCACCGCCTGCTGAAGTTATAGAGCCAAAAACAGAATTACCGCCACTTACTCCATATGTTCCTGCTGTTGTACCTCCATCTCCACCACCACCACCAATAGTTACTGTATATCCTGTTTCAGTAACTCCAAAACTTGTAGATGTCCTAAATCCTCCAGCTCCGCCACCACCACCATAATAGTTTGTTCTACCACAACCTCCGCCAGCAGCTATTACTAAATATTCAACTGTACCAACATTGCCAAGTTGAGTGACAGTAAATGTACTAGAGCCAGTAAAGGTATGAACTTTATAATCACCATCAGTAGTTATAGTTCCACCTGTAGCTTCTAAAAATTTAAATCCAGCACTTCGGTTTCCAAAACCCCCAGCTGAATTGTTTCCTCTGAGTCCTAGTCTAGGCATTATTGATAATCCGCTGCTGAAGCTATTGTAGTAAATGTAGCGTCCGCTGTTTTAACTATTGTATATGTGTAAACTTTTGCACTTAAAGAACTTTCTCCAGCTTCTGATGTTGGAGCGCCACCTAGCCATCTAATTTTACCAGAAGCAGTTTGTGCAGCTCCATCTATATTTAGTTGAGTAGGGTAATAAGTACCTGTACCTGTAGATGCAATCATCACTAATGTAATACATTCACCTGTAGCTAGTTTAGAATTTAATGTTGTTCCACTTGCTGCTCTAACATTTAAAATCCAATTTCCAGTTGCGTTTGTTGTATACCATTGAACTAATTGTGTGTCGGTATCATAATTTAAAGTGCCTGTGGCAGCTGAAGCTGTTAAAGTTAAAACTTCAGTTGAATTAGTAAAAGTAGTATAAGGCACTAAGCCCGTTGCTGAGGGTAGGTTAGTTATAGCTGCACCATTACCAACTAATGTAGTTGCGGTTACTGTTCCTGTTACTGCTAAACCACTTGAGGTAAAAGCTCCAACGGTTGACCCATTTGATTGTATGTTTAAATTACCATCAGTTCCGTTGGCTGTGGATATAAGTCCGCCTGCACCACTTGTTTGTGAATTAATTGAATTAGCCATTATCTATTTTCCTTAAATTTATTATGCGCCATAGTTTTTCCGTATTAAGTTACATATGTTCCTGAACCATTAAATGTTAATACTGTATTATCACCTGATGTTGAAACTGTTGGGCTTCCTGTAGTTGTCCCAGTATAATGAACAGTTGGTAAACTTAAAATTGTTACTCCTGAACCACCAGCACCACCAGCATTAGGAGAAGTATTGCCTGAACCACCTCCACCACCACCTAGATTTGTTGTTCCATTTACACCATTTCCTGCTCCAGCAGCAGCTCCTGCACCACCACCACCTGAACCGCCACTTCCAGCTGCATTGGTATAAGCTCCGCCACCGCCACCACCTGCGTATGTTACAGAGCCTCCTGTAATAGATGATGCTGTTCCGTTGCCTCCATTACCAGCATTAGCACTTCCACCAGCTCCTACACTACCGCCAACTGCTCCTGCTCCGCCGCCCCCGCCACCATTATAAGTAGACCCTTCATTTCCTAAACCACCATTATTTCCTTGACCACCTGTTCCAGTTCCAATAGACCCATTCCTAGAAGCACCGCCGCCTGAACCACCTGATTTACCATTTCTATTAGTTCCACTACCATCATTACCGCCGCCGCCACCTCCGCCTGTTGAAGTAATAGATGAAATTCCTGTTATTGTAGTATTAACACCGCTAGTTCCTGGCAATTCAGAGTTATCGGAGCTACCTGCACCTGCCCCACCAATAGTAACTGTTAAAGTAACCCCTGTACTAGCATCTGACCATGTATTTGTTAGCATACCTCCTGCTCCGCCACCGCCAGCACTTCTACAACCACCGCCGCCACCTCCAGCAACTGATAGATATTCTATGTTGTAAGGAATAATAGGTGGTGAGCCAAAGCCAAAAGCTCTGGCAGAACCAACTGCTGTTGAGGTTATTCTAGGCAAACTGTGTTAATGCGGCAAGTATTGTAAATGCTGCATCTCCTGTTTTAATTATTGTGTATGCATAGGAATCAATACTGTTAGCGTTTCCTTCTGTAGGTGCAGAACCACCTTGCCATTCTGGTGTAATACTACTTCCATCAACTTGTACTACTGTATTTCTATATTCAGAACCACCTATAGTTACTAGATGAACTAATGTAATAGCTTCACCTGTAGCTATTTTAGAATTTAGTGTTGCTCCACTAGAATCCCTAAAATTTATTGTCCAATCTGCGGCTGCGTTAGATGTGTAATATACAACTGATTGTGTTCCTGTATCGTAATTAATTGTACCTGTTGCAGCTGTTGCCGCTACAGTAACTTTTTCTGTTAAATTAGTAAATGTAGTATAGTCACTTACCCCACCCCAGCTAGCAGCGCTACCGTTAGTAGTTAATAACTTTCCAGCGTTTCCTGTTTGACTAGGAATTTCAGTAGTAATATCTGAAGTAAGAGCCATTGTGCCTGTAGAGGCTGGCATTGTGATTGTATTTGTTCCAGCTGCTGCTGGTGCGGCTACGGTTATACTTCCGCTTGTATTACCAGCTATAATTACTGAGCTCATTATGCGCCTCCTTTAGGGTATAAAGCTTTGACCGCTAAACAGTCAGCTATGTATTTATCTACTTGAGCTTGGTCACCTTTAACAATACCATCTAAGTAATCTGCGTGTGGAGGATAAGCTTGTTTTCTTGCATCTATCCAAGCATTAGCTTCTACTTCAGCAAATCCTGCTAATTGTTCTGGTGTCCAGTCCACTACCTCTGTAGTTGTTGTACCATCTGAATGATGGGTTACTATTGTGTTTTGTTCTGTTGCCATAATTATTTCCTATTTAAGATAATCCGTAAACTCTAATTGACCCAGCATCAAAAGTTCCACTCGCTGACCAACCAAAAGAGATTGATGTTACCGATGTTGTAAATGCGTTATTATTACCTAATCCTGCTGACAAAAAAGCTACTGGTTGTGATGGTACAGCCATATCATTAGGAAGAAAAGCAGTATAAGTACCAGTAGCTAGTTCAATGTTTGAAAATGATGTCCACCTAAAAGATGAGGGTATACTATAGTTACCTAACCCATATGCACCTCCAGTATTAGGAGTAAATTGTAATGCTTGACTTGTTCCAGAACTATGGCTTACTTGTTGAGTTGTTATTAATACAAATTTAAATCCAGTTAAATCAAGTGTACCTGTAACATGTGATGTTCCTGATGTAGTAGTTAATGTAGATAATAATGTCATACCACCACCACTTGGTGCTGCCCAAGACATAACTCCTGAACCATTAGTTTGTAGAAATTGGTCTGCATCGCCATCATTATTAGGAAATGTTAATGTGTAGTCTGCTGTCGCTGAATGAGGTGGTCCTAAAAGTTTAATACCGTGTGAGTTTTCAGAACAATTTAATTTTAAATATCCAGAGGTAACTCCAGATGTTCCTTTAGCTTCTAAACTAGGAACAGAACCTGTAGATATTAAATTTAATTTATCTACGGTAACTTTGTCATCTTGTATCTGACTAACACCTGTACTTCCATCAACTGTTGTTGCCATTTCTTTTCTCCTAGTTTATTCTTATGTTATAACTCCGGCATCTACTAACCAAGCACTGCCAGATGGTATTGTTACTGCAACACCTGAATCTACCGTAATTGGTCCTACACTGTGTCCGTTTGTTCCTGTTGTCATAGTATAATTTGCTGTGATTGATTGTGAATTTTCATATACTGCTCCACCTGCTGAAGCTCCTCCACCGATTGAACCCCATGCACTAGCTGCATATCCTTCAAATTCATCTAACTCAGAATTATATCTAAGCATGCCTTCACCAGGGGAACCTGGTCTTTGAGCTGTTGTGCCTGATGGTGTAGTAATAGTACCTGTACCACTGAATATTAAGTTGTTAGGAACTGTTGCAGTACCTGCATTGAAAATAACTTGGTCTCCTACAGCATTACCTAAAGTTACATCCCCTGTTGTGCCTAGAGTAGTGAAATTACCTGTATCGGGAGTACCACTACCAATTGGAGGAGGAGTTGCAAATAAATTGTCAAAGCCTGTGCCTGTAACAGCTCCTGAAGCTGAGAGTGTTGTAAATACACCCGCGCCCGTGTGGTGAGAATCTGTTACTACAACATTTGTACCATCTTGATATAAAGACATAGAGGTACTAATAGGTACCACAATACCTGTACCAGAAGGAGTTTTTACTGTCACCGCAGTAGTGGAAGCATTATTAACTATATAGTTTTTACCACTTGATAAAAGCGGAACTACTAAATTTGATGAACCCCCAGAACTTCCAGTAAGATTTAGTCTTAGGTGACGGGCAGTTTGCGAGGCGTTGGATGAAGTGCTCCATGAAAGTACAGTATCTGTACCCGTAACTGCTTGAGTGACAGTACCTACAATTGCTTCTTCTAGAGCCGTACCTAGATTGGTATTAGTCGTTGTCCCCCAAGTACCTGACTGTTCGCCGGTTCCTATAAGTTCAATTGATAAATTTGAATATGTTGACATAGTTTATTCCTTATCCTGTAACTATCTCTGTCCAATTAGGGACTTGAGTAGTATCTATTATAACCCAATTAGGGTTGTTTATGGTAGGGGCGTGCCCCTCTAAATTCAATGCGCCTGCGGCGGGTTGTCTGACTAATCCTATTAATTCTGTTGGTGCTATTCCTACTAATACTAATGTACCAGTTAATGGTTTTATAATTAACCCTATTGTATCTCCTGGTGCTGTGCCAACCAAAGTTAATGCGGCTGCAGCTGGAGTTACTACCGTACCTACACTTGGCGCAACTCCAGTTAGAGTAGCTGCTCCAGCACTTGGTATAACTACGTCACCTCTAAGTAAACTTGGTGCAAACCCTGCTGTAGCTAATGCTCCGGCAGTTAAGAAAAGTATTTTTCCTTCTAACGGTATGGGTGCAATACCCGTTAATGTTGCCGCTCCTGATGGAGGTGTTATAGTAGCAGTTCTAAATACATCTGGTGCAAACCCTGCTAAAGTTAATGCTCCTGCTCCTGGTGCTCTACTTTCTACTACTCTCGATACTACCCCTGCTAAAGTTAATGCTCCTGCTGGTATAGTAAGATTTACTTGGTCATTTGTACTCGGTGCAATCCCTGTTAAAGTTAATGCTCCTGCTGGAGGAGATACATTAAATTCATCTACTACAATAGGTGCAACCCCCGCAAGAGCCAATGCTCCCGCTGGTGGGTCAATTACAATTCCATCACCCCAAGGACCTGAACTCCAGGTTCCGCGTCCCCACCCGGTAGTAGCCATTGACTACTCCTTAAGTAAGCGTAAAGATGCCCGCGCCGGCAGGTAAAACAGTTAATGTATTAGGGCTAGCTACAGTAAATTGAGCTGATGATAACTGACAATAACATAGAAGTTTCCCTGCAGCATTTTGTATGCCCGCATTTCTAATGTCTGTCAAAGATGCACCAGAAGCTGTAAACGCTAAACCTACTGTTGATATAGTAAATTTATATTTATTAGCTGCTGACCCTACTATCCATTGACCTACGGCTGGTACTAAAGCTCTACCGCCTGAAGTATATCCACCTGTCGCTGAAATTTCGCCAGTAATCTCGGCAAAAGTACTTATTGTAAGTGTAGACACATTAGATGTAGTTCTTGTTAAAAACATCTTAAAGTTATCTACTCCAAGTTTAATAGTCCCATTGCCTAAATTTAATTTAGCTTTGTTATATATTTGCCACGCTGTTGCTGCCATGTTAAATCTCCTTAATATCGGTGTATGACGCACCGGTTTCTAAAATATGATGAAGTAACCCCCCACCATAGACCTCTAGCTCAACTTCATTTCCTAATACGGTTATCAAGTCTATAAATTCTTGCGCTTGAGATGCCATCCAAGGGTTACAGCTAAATATTTTTCCGCCCACGTCTACGGGTAAAACTAACTGTCCATCATTTTCTTCTTGTTCATATGCGTGATGCTTTCCTTCTTCTAAACACGAGTCACTTCCAAATAAATGAAATCTTTTAAAGCCTAACATTCTAAATAACGGTATAGCCCTTAATAAAACTGTAGAGCCTCCTCTTACGGGATACCATGTATCATGTTCTTGTGCAATTATTTCACTAATTTCATCTGATTGTGTATGCCATAAATAAGTTCTATCTTTAGGTAGTCCCTCAAAACATACAGGATTACACTGTGAAGCTAAAAAATATTTGCAGTCATCAACGACTGGTTTTGTAAATCTGGCATTAAATTCTCTTGCATCTACCATGACCATAGCAGACGGGGTTAAACTATTATCTATACACCATTTATAGGCATTATTAATAGTTATAAGTTTAACACCTTTTGCCCTTAATTCCTTTATTTTTTTAAGCTGTCCTTTTACTGAAGGGCCTCCTCCTACAATCATAACTTCAATATCATTAGTAGGGTGTGGTTGAACTTGTATATACCCTTGTTTAATATTATGAGCTACATTTTTCTTTATCTGTTCATTGCTAGTATTAACTGTGCCTGCATCTACCATTGCACGTCCCGTACCTCGGAAAGTAACATAAAACATAGCTGTATCATCAGTTTCTTTTGACCAATGAATAATACACTGTCTTTCATTAAACTTGTTTAACCACCATTTATAGTCATGTACACTTAAGTGTAATTTATGACCTAAAAGAATACCCATCCCATCATCAACAGTGGATATTTGAAAAAACACATGTTGTGCAGAAGCTAAACAATTATCTAATACTTTATCTACATGATGAGGTCTAATATGCTCCATCACATCAGTGCAATATCCATACTCAGCTTCTACGGGTAAAGGCTCTGATAAATCTGCTTCTACAAATTTAAGAGTATGCTTTTGAGCTTCTAACATAGGAACTATATCTGCATCTAAACAATTAGGTGCGAAGTCTACAAAAGTTACATCTAGCTCTCCAAAAACTGCAAGATTTAAACCGCCTCTTCCTGTACCACAACCTAAATCTAAAATTGTAGCCTTTGCTTTAGGGTTCGCTTGTTCTAAAAATATATGTGATACTTGTTCACCGGGAGAGTAATCTCTATACTCCGGTTTATCCCACAACATTTTATATAAATCTTTTTCTTGTGGTCTTGCATTTGATACTTTTACTTTTGGTGCTTCACTTATTACTCCAGCTTGTGCTGTCATGTTATCCCTTTCTACTCAAATCGAATAAGAGCTTCAGTGGCATTATTGCCTGGAAACTCAATGGTTAATGTTTCATTATTTACTGTTTTATCTCCACCAAAATCTAAAATAGCTACAGTGTATTGTAAACCATTACCTCCAGTTGCTCTATAGATAACGGCTCCTCTTGCTGTAAATGTAGATGATGTCCAAGAAGTATTTCCAAAATTAACCCATCCTACAACTGGGTCAAAAGAAAATCCAGGGGCAGATACAACTAAAGTGTTTCCGCCTGCAGTATACCCTGCTCCTACAACTTCATTGGCGGTATCATAAACTACATCTGTATTACCCGGACTTGCGTTTGCTGCACTAGTATAAAGAGCTATTTTGTATGTTTGAGTAGCACCAAAATTTAACTCTCCTGTTAGTGTTAAATATTTTAGTCCAGTAGTTAATCCTTGTACAATAGTTCCCATTATGCAGGCCCTCTACTGCCCTTAACGGGTATTCTAGGTTGTCCACTTCTATAAGAATCACGAGTATTTTTACCCTCACCAAGACCTAATAGTTCTATCATTGCTTCTTGATATCGTTTATCTAACATGCCCATTTTCTCTGCATCTGTCATTAAGTAAGTATTCGCTTCCAACAACGACCCATAAAGTAAAGCGGTTGAGTAATTATCACCCAGCCAAGACTGACCACTAGCGGCAGTAGTAATAGATTCAGGATAATAAAAGTAATGAAGCTCAGCACCA